GTGGCAAGCCACGCGATAAGCGGGGGGGGTGGTAAAAGATTCCTTTGACGCCCTTTCCGTGGGTTTTCCTCATTCCCCGCGTACACGGCGCAAGCCGCCCTCCATGCGCGTGCGGAAGCAGGCTACTTGCTGTACCACCGACACCCGCGAACAGCCGAGTAGCTTTGAGATTTGTTTGTGGGTCAGCTTCGAGCCGATGCCTAGGCCGATGCGGACCACCTCTGCCTGCCCACGTAGTACCGGGCAGCGCTTGCCTCCGATCGTGTCGAGTACGACCGCGAGCACGGACAGTACCTCATCCCTGGTATAGGTCGCTGGCCTCTGTGTCGCGTCAGGTCCTTCGGTCTGCCTGATGCGGAAGCAGGCGCGTGCCTCATCGAGCTCCATGACTGTGTCACCTGATCGGGGCAGTTCGCGGTAAGGCTTGAAGCCGTTGGCTCTGGCCCGGGCCTGCTGCTTAGGGGACAAGGAGTCGAAGTGAGCATCAACGGCGCGCTGGTGCTCTTGCGGGATGTTGTCCTGTGTCTCGGCCACTTGGCTAGGTTTTAGGGCTCAAGGTAGGTTGAAGTGAAACTATAACCCGACAGGCTTTGTTTGCGTCCGTTTGCAGTCGTTTGCAGGACTTGCAAACACCTTAACCCATTGACCAGCAACGGACTTGCAGACGACTACTACTACTACCTACAACTATATAGATAGATATATATAGAGAGAGAGAGGAGAAGGGGAGAGAGGAGGGACCTTCCTATAAAGGGGGCTATAGCGTGGGAAAGTTGCAAACACCGACTTGCATACGTAAAGCCTTACCACTGCAGACGTTTAGCACGTTTGCAGAGTAGGCCGAAACTGTTGCAACAGACCGTCAGTCGAGGAAGGCCGACCTCGGAATCCTGACCGCTCGGTGTATCGACGCGCCAAAACGGACGCCAGCCACGTGGGCCGCACCCGGTACTCTTGCAAACTGATCCTTCCACTTGTCAGCCCAGGAGGTGTCCATGAACAGGGTACGCAGGGCCGGGTGGTGGTTGGAGATGGCCACGGTATCGTCCTCCAGACGGATGCCAGAGCGCTGCAGGTTGAGGCGCAGGTTGTCGGCCTCGTCCACGGTGACCTCAGTCGAGTAGTAAGCCTGCACCAGTTCGCCGATGGATCGGGTGTAGGTGTGGTCGCCCTGCTCGAAGCGGATGGACTTATCGAGCATCCAAGCAAGGGCTCGGACTTCGTCCTGGTCAGCCTCGTCGGGCATGAAGCCATGCCAGTTCTGCTTCTCGACCCAAGCGGTGGCATCCTCAAGGGTGAGCACCCGCGTGGAGGTCAGGGAGAAGGCCCCGGATAGGAGAGCCCCGAGTTGGTCGCCGATGCGCTGGTCCCCGAGCTTGATAGCCACGGCCTTGGCGAAGGTGCGGGCGTTGGCGGTGATGCTCATGGCGTTAGCCAGGGCGCGGGAGCGGATGCCCTCGGCGTACTCAGGGCGGGCCACGGTCTCGGCCCAGAGGGCTTTCAGCTGCTCGAAGCGTTCACGGCCTCCGTCGGTGTTGTCCTTTCGCAGTTCGAGGGAGGTGATACGGCTAGTGTCGGCGCGCTGGTTAGCGGCCACGCCGATAGAGGCGAAGGCGAAGCAGGAACGGATCTGGTACTCGTGAGCCTTGCCGGATGCGGAGCCCTTGCCGATGCCTGCGCCGGTCTCAGCTGAGGCGGCACGGGCCAGTTCGAGGATGGACTGCATACGCATCTGGCCGCGCTTGTCTTCGGACTCGGCCTCGTCGAACACGACAGGCAGGGCGTCGGACTTGAGGCGCTGACGGATGTAAGCCTCGGTCGTCGCGGACTGGACGGACAGGGCGAGCCTGCCGACGAGCGGGTCGAGGATGTTGTTGAGCAGCCAAGTCTTGCCGGAGCCGGACGGGCCGTTGACCCAGATGTGCGGACGCCAGCCGAGCACGCCGCAGATCGGGGCGATGACGCACCAGCCTGCGAAGAACTTGGAGAAGATGGGCTCCTTCCAGTTCATCATGTCGGTCAGGGTCATCAGGCGGGCGGCCTCGGCGTTGGAGATGGGTTCAGCCTGGTCGGCCTCTAGTCGCTGGCCTTGGGTGTAAATCCACTTCGACTGCCACGACGGGATGGTGCGTTCTTCGTTACCGATCAGGAGACGGTCACCTGCGTGGAACAGGACCTGCTCGCCATCGACCCAGCAGCCACGGCCACGGACGCGGCGGGGGGCGAAGATGCCCTCGCGGTGGCTGGCTTGGATGAGAGCGTTGGCGGCGGCCTTCCAGTCAGCGCCTTCACGCCCGGGGAAGTGAGTCTCCCACCAGTTGGCTCCAGCGAGACGCAGGAACGGCAGGTGCTTGTGGTCGCTGGCGGTGAGCGCGACGATCTGCTGGCTGGAGTCGGGCAGGTAGAAGTAAACGCCCTCGTCATGGCCGAGGACGCGGAACGGCCACGGCTCTGCCTCGACAGGGTCGGGCTCGTGCAGGGGCTGGGCGTCGAGGTTTGCGTAGTCGATGGCCTCGAGGACTTCGGGGGGAGGGGGTGACTCGGCCGGCTGGGGCGTGGCGATGGGCTCGCCCTTGATGTGAGCGCGGACTCGGTCGGTGTCCCAGCCCTCTTGTTCAGCGTCGGCAAGGTCCCAGCCTTCGGCCACGCCGGTGGGCGGGGTGACGATGCGAACGTTCGGCAGTTGCTTGCGGATGAGCTCGATGCACTTGCGCCCGGGCTCGTCGGCATCAGGCCAGAACAGGACCTTGCGCTCGGCGAGCGGTGACCAGTCGGCAAGGCTGACGGCCTTGGAGCCACCAGACCAGGTCGTGACGGCGAGGTGCGGCATGAGGCGCTGCGCGGCGTCGGCGGTCTTCTCGCCCTCGACGATGAGCACCCAGCCCGTGGATGCGACGACGCGGGGCAGGGCGTAGAGGGGTCGGGGTTTGGCGAAGGAGCGCCAGCGCCACGACTGCTTGCCTGAGGTATGCTTGCACCAGGTGATAGGGAGGACTTCCTTGGAGCCGTCGGGCAGGTCGAACCTGCAGATCAGGCCGACGCGGTGACCTTCGGCAGTGAGGTAGGGCCACGTGGCGACGGGCTGGCCGTGCTTGTAGTGGTTCAGGTCGGGCTCATGGCAGCCCTCGGGGGCGTGGGCCATCGGCTCCCACTCGGACGCGGCGCTGGGCTTGGACTCGTACTCGGCGCGCGGGGCAGAGCCCGTTAGGTTACCGAGGGAGAGACGCTCGGTCAGTTCCTTGGCGGCCTCGCCCTGCTTGCATCCACGGATCGCGGCAAGGAGGGAGATGGGGTCGGAGCCCTTGAGGTCACCGGCGAAGTCAGCCCACTTGCCGTTCGTCAGGTTGATGGAGAGGGACGAGCCGGGCTCTCCGTTGATGGAGCCGACGCGGAACTCGTGGCCGTCCTTCTTGCCAGCGGGGAACCACTCACAGCAGAGGGATTCAAGTGAGCCGAGCGCGGCGGAGTTGACGGCGGCGAAGTCGAGACGGGGAGTCATAAGGTGCGGGATGGCCCAAGGTGTCCCGCCCTGAGGGGTCAGGCAATCAGAAACTTAATATCATCCACGCTGCGGGCGACGACGGCGATGCCTCCGGCCTTGAGCACGGCCTGCCGCCATGTCTCCTGCTCGGGGCTGAGGCGACCCGTAGGGGTCTTGACCTCGACCGACAGGAAACGGGCAAAGCGTTGGCCGACCATGGCTTCGGTGATAACCACCGTCTGCCAGCCGATCAGGTCAGCCGAGCCGGTTGCAAGGCCGTAGCGGATGACCCGCCCCGACCGTGGGTCTTTGTATGCGCCGACGTTCTGACGAAACGCCCTAATGCCCGGGCATTGCCCCAGGGCTAGGCGGATGTCCTGCTGGATGGCGGCCTCGCTCATTTCTTCTGCCGTGCCTTGAACACGTTGTGCGCCCAGCCGTAGGGGTTCTTCATGCCGCGAGCCTTGCCGACCTTGATGAGGTCCTCCAGGGATTGCGCCGTGCCTTGCTCCCGCTTGCGCTGCTTGACGGCCTCACGGGCCTTCAGCTCTTCGAGCTCGCCATCGACTACGTCAGGGATGCGGTCCTTGATTTCGTAGACGTGCAAGCACTGCGGACAGGTAGGGCTCGGGGTATGGACGGCGAAGCACTCGGGGCATTGACGGGTGTCGGCCACGTCGTCCTGCTGGCCCTTGCGTACGCGTTTGCGTACGCCGTCAAGCGACCAGTCGCGGACCTCTTCGGCTAGCCCATGCCGCCTGCAGTTGCCCACGTGGTCTAGGATGATGGCGCGGGGCTTGTTCGGTGCGGGGCGTAGCACTCTGCCGATCTGCTGGAGGTGCAGGGACAGGGACGCGGTAGGGCGTAGCAGGATGGCCACGGCCACGCAGGGCAGGTCGAAACCCTCTGACACGATATCGACCGAGACGAGGCCGTGCAGCTGACCCGAGCCCAGGGCGGCGACGCGGGCCGCGCGCTCCTCCTTGGCGAGCGTGCCGTCGATGACCTTGAAGCGGTAGCCTGATGCGTTGAACGCGGCGGCCACGTTCTCGGCGTGCTTTATTCCTGTGCAGAATACTATGCATGGCTGGCCTTCTGCGTACTTGCGGTAATGGGTGACAGCGTCGCCGGTGATGGTCGGCTTGTCCATGCGTTCTGCGACCTCGGCGCGGTTGAAGTCTCCGGCTACCTTATGCACGCCGTCCATGCTTACGGTCTTGGGGGCGTAATACACTGGTTTACATAAGTACCCATCGTCTATGAGTTTTGTAACCTCGGGCCCACGGATCAGGTCGTCGAACACTTGGCCGAGGCCCTTGCCGTCGAGCCGTGCCGGTGTCGCGGTGACGCCGAGCACGCGGGCCTGTGGCCACTGAGCCAGGACCGATGCCCATGCGCCTGCGGTGGCGTGATGAGCCTCGTCGATAACGATCAGGTCAGGCGGCACGACGCGGTCGAACCTGCGGACGAGCGTCTGCACGCTGGCGACCTGCGTCAGTTGGTTGCGGTCAGGCGTGAGCCCTGCGGCGATGAGGCCATGCGGCACGTCCATGGACGCAAGCGAGCGGTGGCACTGCTCCAGGAGTTCGGCGCGGTGGACGAGGATGAGCGTGCGGTTGCCCTTGGCCGCAGCTGAGGCCGTCACGTAGGAGAACATGACGGTCTTGCCGGAGCCGGTAGGGGCGACCAGCAGGGGCTTGCGGCGGCCTGCTCTGAAGGCTTCGCGGACTTGGTCAACGGCGGCCTGCTGGTATGGACGGAGAGGGAACACGTGCGGGAATAGGGGCAGGATGGGGTCATTCCAATCGGGGTAAAGATTTATAACGCTTTGTGGTTTACAGCGGATGGGGCGGGTCTAGCGTGCTGTCCTCCCGCACAACATGACGCACCCTCATAACGCCAACGAAACCACCTACGCCGACGCCGTCGCCGTGACCCGATCTCTTGCCGCCGAAGCCAAGCGCCTCGACGACATTTGCTTCAAGCTGTGCTTCGACACCATCGAAGCCACCCCGGCCCGCGAAGAAGCCGCCGCGATCTGGCGCGCCACCCAGACCTTGCGCGATGCCGTGGACGCCGCGTGGGTTGCCGTCCGTATCGCCACCGACCACGCCAAGGACCGCGAAGCCGCATACGCTCGCTCTCAGGCTTCCCTCTAATCTCCCGCACATGAAATCCCTAATCGCCCTCACGTTCATCATCATCTTCGGCTGGCTGGCCGTGGTCACCTTCTGTGGCCCGGAACTCGCCCACGCCATCAACGACCTCGCCCGCTAATTCCATGAGCAAGAAACCCACCATCCCCCAGCCGCGTCACCGCGACGACCTCGGACGCAACGCCCTGGTCAACCTGCTGGAGAACATCGACGGCGCGCAGATCATGAAGGACGCAGGCAAGCCTCAGGAGGAAGTCATCGGCTACGTCGAGACCGCCATCGCCGAGTTCAAGTCCACCCCGGGCGTCTCCTGCGACGGCGGGGCCATCTTCTTCGGCATCACCCTCGGACGCATCACGCTCGACGTGACCTTCAGCGACCCCGCTGGCGAGGTGTCCGTCACCTACATGGCCAAGCGCCGCGACTAATCTCCCGCACATGAAACCCAAGAACATCGACGACGCAGGCCGTCTGGAAGCCTGCAAAGAACTCATCCTCGAACACCGGGCGAAGGCCGGACCGAAGGCGACCTACGAGCTCTACGGCATCCTGTTCGGCAGGAAGGTCGAACTCGACCGCGTAGACCACGCCCCCACCTCGGGCGACTTCGCCCCGCTGATCGGCAAGAAGCGCATCGCCTCGCTGTTCACGGCCTACGACCTGGTCGTGGAGTTCCGTGGCAACTGGAAGACCGACGCCGAGGCCAAGGTCGTCGCATGGGAGGCCGCACAGTAAGACCATGCGCCCTGTCACGTCCAACGAGGTGGCCGCCATCAAGATGCGCCACTACTACGCCGCCAACAAGGAGAAGCTGAAAGCCCGGGCTTATGCCTGGCGTGCGGCCAACCGCGAGAAGTATGTCTCCTACCAGAAGGCTTACGCAAAGGCCCACGCTGATCGGCACAAGGTTGCCTTGGCCGCTTACTACCAGCGCAACAAGGAAGTCATGAAGGCCAAGGCCAAGGCTTGGCAGAAGGCCAACCCCGACAAGGTCCGAGGCTACTACCTCGCCCGCAAGGCCCGCCTCTCCACCCATGCCTGACCCATCCCACCGCCCCTACAATCCCATGCTCATCGTCAAACCCGACTCCCTCCCCCGCCTCTGGTGGCTCTTCCCCTGGAGCATCGCCCGTCAGCTGCACAAGAACGCCGTGGCCCTTCAGTTTATGGCCGACAAGACTGAAAACGAGAACCGCCTGCTTAGGATGGAAGTCGTCGGTCTCGCCCGGTCCCGCGACCACTGGATCGCCAAGCACGACCGGGCCTACGCCGTCGCCATGCATAACGAGCGCGTGATTGCCGACATGGAGGAGCGCAGCCGATGAACCTCACCCACCACCAGCAGGCGACCCGGCACATGGCCACCGAGGTCGAGCACATCAACCGCTTGATCTACACGAAGGACCTGTCAGTGGCCAAGGCCAAGCTGATGCTGGCCGACGCCGCCCACGCCGCACGTCAGCACTGCCCGGACTGCACCATCAAGTTCGGCATCAACGCGGGGAGGGCTTGGTTCAACGTGCTATGAGCGACATCGACCGCACGCGGATGATACCCCTGCACATCGCCGACCAGGCTGTCGCGGCCTGTGACGCCGAGATCGCGAAGCTGAGGAAGGAGAACGCCCGTCTCAAGGCCGAGGTCGAGCGGCTGACCAAGGAACTCGAAAACACGGACTGTATGTTTGCTATGGCTTCGGCTTTCGCAAGGGACTGGAACGCCGCCAAGGAGACCAAGCCCCATGCCTAAGCAGAAGCGCCGCCCCGAGCGGAGCCGTCCCGGGCTTAAGCAACTCACCCCCGCCGAGCAGCGCATCGTGGCCGAGCGTCTCGCCGATCACCGCAAGCGCTGGGAATACCTGTTCAGCCTTAACGTCTGGAAGCCGAGCAAATGACCACGCCCTACAACTCCCGCTCGTCGGGCATCAGCGAACTGCACGACCTCATCGACAAGTTCGTGCCGCTTCCCGAAGCCGCCCTGCAGGAGCATTACCAGAAGGCCGCCCAGACCAGGGCGCTGCTCAAGGCCCTTGGCTGCTGGCCGACCGACAAGCGCAAGCCTGTCGAGCCTAGGGGCAAGAAGCCCAAGGTCGGCAAACTCGCCAGCGAGCTAGGCCGCGAAGCCTACCACTGGGCGCACAAGAATAACGCCACCTATACCGAGGCCGCCGAACGCTTCCGCGTCGATGCGAACTCAATCCACTCCTACCGCCAATACCGCAAACTCCCCAAACTCCGCACCAAATGAGCAACCTACCAGACTACGATGAAATCACCCGGCTCCGGCTACGCCTTGCCGAGGTCGAACTCCAGCGCGACGCGTTCAAGGCCATGGCCGACAAGGCCGTGACCGACCTGATCCGTCAGGTCATGGACCGCGAACGCTGGCAGGTCGGACTCCCCGGCGTATCGACGTATACCTACGCCCCGACGGCGCAGCCGAAACCCGCCAAGCGTAAGCGCCGTGGCTGAGCATGAACTGACGGTGAAGCACCGTGGCGCCGAGTACCAGGTCATCCTCGACGGCCCGGCCATGTACGTGGACGACTCCTTCGACCACGCCTTCGGGACCGAGGTTCGCGGTCACTGGGAGCTCAACTGGGAAGAGACCGAAATCGTCTCGGTCATCGACACCGACGGCGAAGAGATTGACCCCTACGAGGTGGTCGGCCTGACCCGCGCAATCAAGGAAGCCACCGATGACCTCGAGATCACGGACTAACTACGGCGTGGTCAAGGCCGCCGTGATCGCCACGGCTCACCCTCACCTCACCGCTCAGATGGTCGCCAATATCACCGGGCACAACCTCCGCTCGGTCCGCTGCGCCATCAAGCACCTCGGCCTGCCCTCCCTCCGTGAGCGCCGCGTGAAGGGCTCGGTCAAGGACTTGGTCCTAGCCGCCCATGACCAGGGGCTTACCGTCCCGCAACTGTCAGAGACCAGCGGGGTTTCCCGTCATACCCTCTACGCTACCTACAGGCGTCTCGGCCTTACCCCCTGCGTGGCCCGCCAAGGCCGCCCGACCCCATGACCCTAGTCCTAGCCCTCTCCGCCGCCCTGCTGTCCTCTGAGGCCATCCCAGAGCAGACCCTGCAGGCCGTCGAGCAGGTCGAGTCCTCTGGCCGTGGGGCTAAGACCCCCGACGGGGACGCAGGGAAGGCTATCGGATGCCTACAGTGGCACTCCTCAGCGTGGTCCGACTGCTCGGCTATCCGGCGCAAGGCGGGGCTGGCCGTCTACCCTTACTCTGACGCCAAGGCCCCAATCAGAGCGCGCGACTACGCTCGCACCTGGCTGACGGTCCTGAAGGTCAGACTCGCCGGGCAGATCGGGCGACAGCCTTACCCCGGGGAAATCTGGCTGGCTTGGAATCTGGGCTGGTCAGGCTACGAGCGCTACGGTTTCAGCTGGGCGTACGTCCCCCGCGTCAAGTTCGACAAGGCGCGGCAGGTGAACACGCTGGCTTGGGGCTTGCCAAAACGCCCTGCCGTCGCACGTTAGTCTGTGAGCCCGGCACAATCACTTGTGCGGGATCGCAAGAGGGCAGCTGGGCTCGGGCCATCCGCAAGGGTGGCCCTTATGCTTTATACAGGCGGTCGAGGTCTGGCTTCCAGTAGTACGCATTCAGGTGCAGGCCGATGATACCGCGAGGGGTCTTCCAGTACTTCGGCTTCAGGCCGGCCCGAGCGACTCGGCCACGGACAGCCACGTCCGAGACGTTCTTGTTGACCGCGTAATCGACCAGGCGCACCCATCCCTTGGGGACTTTGTCGGCGCGGTGGACGAACATCTGGTCGGCGGCCTCCTTGATGGACTTATACGGAGGGACGGGGCGGTAGACGTAGGCCATGTGGCACTGGCCTGTGCCGGACTTGAACTGATGGGGCTGGCGTTCGAGCAGGCCACGGCGCTGCAGGTCGAGCGCGCGGGAGGATGCGTTGCGCGTGTGGGCCATGCTCAGCTCTTCCCTGATCTGCTCGACGGTGGTCCACCCCTTGGGGCAGGGGTAGTCCTTGGGCTCGCGGTTGAGTTCGGCCATCAGGACCGAGAGGAGTTTGCTTGAGGTGCTCATACGTTGATACGCCACGGCTGGCCTGCCAGTTCCTGCGGGTGGACGTAAAGGGTGGGCACGATCAGGTCGTCGGAGTACTCCCCGTAGCAGATGGCCTGACCCCACGAGAACGTCTTTCTCCGGGTGTTCGCGTAGTCCATGCAACCCATGCGGGTCAGCGTGCCGACGTTGATGCCCAGGGGAGAGTCGTCGCGGCGACCCTTGGCGATGCCCGGGGAATGGGTATGCCCGAAGATGACCACGGACACCCCGCCCTTGCAGTACATCTCGGCCATGTCTCGGCAGGCGTTCTCGTTATAGATGGAGCCGTGGGTGATCAGGCCGTTGCCAATGCGCGAGCCTTCCCAGATGCCGTTATACGGGATTTGCTTGGCCTTCAGTTTGAGGCAGTGCTGTTGAATCTGGACGAGCAGCAGGCGGGCGCACTCGGCTATGACCTGGTTGGATGAGTGCGAGAGACGGCGCAAACGGACCTCATGGTTGCCGTCGTGGATGACGAGCTCGAGGTCCTTGTACGCTTTCAGCTGCTCGAGAAAGGCGAGCCCCTCCTCGACGTCCGGGCCGAGCGGGTCGCCGTCGCCCTTGCCGTTGCCCATCATGGGCGAGAGGTCGGTGTAGTCCCCGGCGTGGTCGAAGCGGTGAGGCTGGAAAGCCTTGATGAAATCCGTGACGGCCTTGCCTGCCGCCGGGTCGATGAGATGCCCATGCGAGCAACTGACGACTGCGAACCGCTTCCACTTCCGGGTGATGTTCATCGGTATAGGCTCATTGACTGGGTGAACTTACGGGCCCACTGACGGATCGCGTCAACGGAGTTGTCGGGGAAGCAGACCTGCAGGGCGTTGCCCTTACGGAAGCAGTCGTGCGCCGCCATCAGTCCGATGGACTCGGCCTCGGCGTTGTTGGCGGGCAAGTTGCCCTGGCGTTCGATGTAGATCGGGACGAAGGCCCAGCCGCGTTTGACGCAGAGGGCCTCGAGTTTGAGGTACTCGTTCTCGTAGCGCATATCCGGCACGAGGATGACGGAGTGTTCGGCGCCTGCGTCCTTGCAGGTGATATCGGCCCAGTTGTTGATGTGCTCGATGACCTTGTCCACCCAGACGTTCTGGTTCTGGGTTCGGCAGTATTCCCCGTAGGCGACCAGGAGCGGACGGAGCGCGGCCTTCTTGGCGGTGTCCTCGGTGAAGGCGTCGATGTTCACGCCCGCCTCGTCGAGGGAAATCTGGAGGGACTCCTTCAGCGCGTCGGCGAACTTCAGGACGATGCAGGAATACTCCGGCTCGTCTTGTTCCAGCAGCTCGTAGATGGAGTCTGCTAAAGTATCCTTACCACTTCTTGCGAAGCCACTGACTGGGATGAGTACGTGTTTCATAGGGAAGTTCTGCGGTAGCCTTGTTTCCAGAGCACGTCCGCGATCAGTCGCGAGATGCGGTCCACCTTCTTCTCTGGCAGGGACCACTGACCGATATGGAGGGCCTCGTGCACGGTCACGCGCAGGCGTTCGCGCTCCGTGATGATGTTCGGGTCTAGCTCGATGGTGTTGTCCTTCTTGCAGGCCAGCCCTGCGATGTCCCCGGGCAGGGGTCGGACGATGACCTTCGGGACCTTGGGTTTCTTTCCCATGGGTGGATGTTGTCTGCCAGCGTCTGCACCTACGCAAACAATAAGGCCCGCCCCCTTTCGAGGACGGGCCCGGCTACACGGCACTCCTGCGTCAGCCTAAACGTCGATGGGCTCGTCTCCCTGAGGGGCGACCTCGGGCTCGGTGGCCTTGGCCTTCTTGACCAGGTCCTTCACGGCTTCGGCAGCGGGCTGGACCGGCTGGCCTTCGACCGTGCGCTGGCCATACTCGGCCTCGTTGTCCTTGCGGATGGCCTCCTGCACGTCACGCGGCAGGCGGGGGAGCCACTTGGCGAGGCGCTTAAAAGCGGTCTTCTTCCACATCTCCATGGGGTAGGTCGCCCAAGGGCCGGAGGAGCCGGAGCGGCTGGCCTTACGGATGGCCTCGACCTCGGCCTTGCTCATCTGGATTGCGGCGGTTTCCCCGTCCTTAAAGCGGACCATGGCGTACACCGCGAAGGCTTCGCCCCGGTCCTTGGACAGGTCAACGACGTGCTCCTCGACCTTGCCCAGGTTGAACCGATACTTGTCATTCTGGCAGACGATGTCGGCGTGGATGTGGGCGACTTCGCCCGATCGCATGACGAGCGCAAGGATGCCCTTGTAGTCGAACTGCAGGGTGGCGTCGTTGCCGTAGGGGATGAGGTGGGCGTGGTGGCCGTCAGGCATCAGACCCCACTGGGCGGCCTGCAGGATGACCGAGGCGACGCTGGCGGGGGTGCAGTCCCACAGCTTGGGGTTCTTGTTGCACGCGGTGATCACGCAGCGCATGAAGCGGCTGGCGTCGTCGGCGTTCGGGAGGGCCTTGGCGACCTGCTCCTGCAGTCCGGCAGAGCGGACGAGTTCGATGGTGTTCTTAGGGGGGAGTGCGGGTGTGTTGCTCATATGGGAAAGGGTCAGACGTTGAACTTGGAGAGGTCCACCTCGATGACGCCAGCGCCGGTCTTCTTGGGCCATGCGATCGGGTCAGCGCCGTGGGTCTTGATGTAGCGATCCATCAGGTCGAGGCCAGCGCGGTAACGCTTGCGGCCAATCTCGATGTCGGCCTCGGTCATCACGAACACCTGGACGAAGATTTCTGGGGCGTCCTTGCCCTCGATGGCGATGAAGGCAAATCCACGGGGGCGGCGGCTGGTCACGGCTTCGATGCCGTCAGTATACAGCGCACTCTGGCGGTCATAGCCATAGTCCCAGACCGAGCGGCGGAAGGCATAATGCTCGACGCTGGCGGTGGTTTTCACGTCCACGAGCAGGCCGTCGTCGCGGTAGCGGTCAGGTCGGCAGCGCATATCGATGCCGGTGACGGAGTCCTTCCAGAAGTAGGAAGACTCGTTGACCCCTTCGCCGGAGAGCAGGGCGGCGGCTTCGTCATCCTGCTGGACGGCTTCGGCGATGGCCGAGAGTTGCGTGAACTCATCATGGCTCACGATCTCCTTGCCCTCGTTAGCCAGGAGGAACTCTTCCTCGCGGGCCTTGGCTCCTTTGCCCTTGTCGAGGCCCTCGGGCATCACGGCCCATTCGTCGCCGATGAGCTGAGGCTCGAGGATGATGGTGTGGACAAGCGAACCCCAACGGAGGGAAGGGGTCTTCTTGCGGGGCGTGTTCATCAGACGCGGGGACTCGAGGAAGCGGGAGAGCTTCGAGTTCGAGACCGCCGGGCTGGCGTGGTATTCTTTATTATTCATGTGCGGGGGGAAGTTAGGAGAGGTCGGACAGGATAGCGCCGATTACCATACAAAGGACGATTAGCATGAAGATGAAGAAGTGGACGCGGTGTTTGATGGAGTTTGGTTTTCCGTAGTGCTTCTCCAATTCATCGCAGGTCTTGGACGCATCCCATGCGCACAAGATACAGACGCCAAGCGCCAACGCCACGACGGAGCAAGCAGGGATGACGAACATCAAGTGACCGATTTCCTTGGTAGTCATACGGCGTATTACTTGTCGCCACGGATGCGGGGGTGACGGAGGGAGCCGTCGGGCGTCTTGCTCTGGAAGGTGACCTCAAGGTAAGAGCCGATGACGGTGTCGCGGTTCGCCCAGATCATGGCGCGCTGCTCGTCGCTGAAGCCACCGCCGACGCGGACGAGGCGACCGTTGTTCTCGACGACGACGTGGCCCATCGTGCCAGCCAGACGGCCTTGGCCTTCATGCACGGAGACTACCGGGCAGTCCTCGGCGTCCACGGCCTTGACCTTCAACCAGGCGTTGGAGCGTTTGCCCTGCGAGTAGGGAGCGTCGAGGTCCTTGACCATAGCACCCTCGAAGCCCTGCGAGACGAAGCGGCGGAAAGCATCGTTGGGGTTGATGCCGCCCAAGGCTTCGACCAAGCGGACGGTGTCGGTGAACTCGAACTTGGCCATCAGCGCACGGCGCTCGCGGTAGGTTCCGACGTCATCGGGCAGGTCGAGGAGCCAGAGGAACGCGTCCTTGGCGGGCTCGCTGGAGCGGATATCGCCGACCGCGTCGTAGAAGTCAGCGCCGGAGACGGCTTCGCAGTCGAAGGTGTAGACGCCGTGCTTGCCAGCGACGTCAGCGAACCATCCACCGAGGTGCTCGATGGACGGGAGCGGGTTGCCGTTGCGGGTCTTCATGCCCACGGCCAGAGACTGGCGGCAGACTTCCACGATCACGCGGACGCCGTCAATCTTCGGCTCAACAGCGTAGGACTCGGGGAGGATGCCCTTGTAGGGCTTGGCCAGCATGGCCGGGGAGAGAGGGGCGGCGGCAGGCTTGCGAGCGCCGACACGGAAGTGCGGCTGGCTTTCAATCATGTTGAAGATGAAAGCGTAGAGGTCGGCGTTGGGATCGGAGGATGAGCTCATGTTGTGCGGGATAGGCAAGGTATGTCCGCCCCACCCCCCGCCGTCAAGCCCCATCGGGAAACCGCCTAGGATGCCCTAGGAAGGGGGCTTGTGGGTCAACCCTGCCGTCTACCCCGCCAGAGCCTGATACCCACCGCCACGGCCACGGCAAGGCATCCAAACGATAGGGCCAGCCCTAGTTCGCGGACGGACTGCAGGGCTAGGGTGGCCGAGGACATATTCCGCTCAAGGTCGGCAGAGTCGGACCGCAGCTTGCCCCCATCAACGACCAACATGACAAGCGCGTCAGTTGACTGCACCTGGTCAATCACGTACCCAGCCGTGTAAGCCGTGGTCACCGAGGCCATGCCAGCGAAGGTCACCAGCAGGCAGACGGCCAGCAGGAGGTTCCCCTCACTTGCGCTTGGTTGGTCGCTTGGCTTTGGCATTGGGCTTGGACTTGGCAGGCTTGGAAACCTTCTCGACCTCACGCTCTGCCCGGGCTTTGACCCAGCGTAGTAGCGCGTCTAAAGCCTCGGGACTGGAATAAGAAAGGGCCCCGATGGCTCCCATCCGCAGGCCCGGGCTGGAGATGTAATCGGTCAGGGCGTAGCCTGCGATTGCGGCGGTCAAACTAGCGGCGCACACGCGGCGAGCAACCCACGACCAGGTGTGCTTCTCCGTGCTGAGCAAAAGTCTGGCGGCCATGCTCATGGCCCCGATCGTGGCGGCCACAACCCCGTCCTTCAGTTCCTTCGGGATGGACTCGGGGTCGATGGGGGGAGGAGGAGGGCTCATTCCTGCGGGGGCTTGGCGTTGACCCTGTCCCTGGCGTAATCCCAAGCGACCCAGATGAGCAGGCAAGCGCCGAGCGAAAGGGTGACCGTCACGATCAGGTCCCAATGGGGCGACTCGACAACGAACGGGAAAGCCCCCATCGCCGCACCGCAGGCCATCAGGGGCAGGCCAATGCGGGGACCAGTGAAAGCGAAGGCCAAGGCCCCGGCCACTGCGACCGCCACGCCCGCCATACTCCAGAGATTTCGGGAGCCCTCCTTGCGGACGGCTTCGACCTCCTTGGTCAGTTCGACGATGCGGGCGTCCTTCAGCTGCGAGACGCGGAGGGCTTCGGCCTGTTGGGTTTCCAGTTTCTCCCAAGCCTTGGTGACTGACGTGGCGAGTTGACGACCGAAGGCCATCTGTCGGGCGTAGTCGATAGGGTCGGCCTTGGTAGCCCGGGCCATTGCGAAGGCCACGTCAGACTCGGGCGGGGCGGGGAGATACGACTGGGCCAGACGAGACTCGGCGACCACTACCTTCGGCTTGTCGGCGTTGCGCTCGATTGCCACGAGGGCCGAGGCTACGCGGTGATCCGTCTTGTCGAGGTCTTTGCCTAGCGTGGCGACGACGTCAGGCTTGGTCGGGCCGGGCGGCTGGACGGGCAGGGGCTCCGCGTCTCCCTTGCGGAACAGACTGCACCCGGTCAGGGCCAGGACGGCGATGACCAGGAGCAGGCGCATAGGTCAGCGACCCTTGAGGGCGTCGAGGGCGGCCTTGCCCTTGGCTTCGAGCGTGTCGGCCTTGGCCTTATGCTTCCTCATAACGAGGGCGCCTGCGACGAAGGAGAGGATGCAGAGGAGGAGGGTAATCATGGTGTTATTCGGAAACGAGTTCGACGCGGACGAGGGGGCCGAGGTTGGCGGGGGTCTGCGGGGTGTCGAAGGTGACGGTTACGGATACGCCGTCGGAAAAAGGCGCGTAAGGGTCTGTTAGTGGTGTAGCCGAAAACACGGACCGCATAAGTTCGTAGGGATCACCGAGTTGAGGCCGTCCAGCGTAGTAGATTTTGTAAGAGGTCATTAGCGTTCGATGATAAGTCCGGCCCCTGTCACTGTCATGCATTGGCCAACGGAGAAGGTCGCGCTGCTTTCCACCTGCTCTTCATAGACTGAGCGGCCAGAGGCAGTCATGCCAGTGGGTCCAGCATTCGTCGTTGCAACACTGACGCCGTCTAAATAGAGGGTGACGTTGCCAGTGCCGTCGGAATAGATGACATATTTAAATGACTGACCTGTGGCGTTGGTGACGCCAGAGGAGACGTTAGTCAGCGTAGTGCCGTTGTGCACGGTAAGATAGATGAGTGACCCGGTTCCTCCAGCCTTAAAAAGCCCGATTCCCTTTTGAGTCAGTCCACCTGTTGCGTTTGCAGACCTCCCTCCAAGGTTGATACGGGTAACCGTGTTTGCGTCGCCGTAGAAATTTGTTCCAGAGTTACCCGATGACGGAAAATAGATACCGAAAAGCCAATGCTTCTTTGAAAAGTTGATATTTGCCGCGTCGGTAGATGACCTTAGGCCATAAGTCGCAAAACCATATAATGCATCCATATATGTCGCACGCCGGCTTGCGGCGGTGGCGGCGACTTCACGGGTTGTCCCATAATTAGTAGCACTGCCTCCGGATACGGAACTGAATCCAAGCATTCCAAAGTAACGCACGTTGGCGTTTGCCATCAACCACGGTGCGAGAGATGGGTTTAGGGAAATAGTCGTCGAAGACGGCGTGCCAATGACATCCGTAAAGGTCGCGAACGCCGGAACCGCCGCCGTCACGAACGCCGTAGTGGCCAGCGCCGTGGTGTTGTTGCCAGCGGTCTGAGTGACGCCAGTCGTGCCAGTCGGAAGGGAAGGCGTGCCCGTGAAGGTCGGACTGGCGAGGGGGGCGAAGCCAGAGATGGACGCACCCGCCGGGATGGTCACCGTGCCCGTGAACGTCGGCGAAGCGATCGGGGCGTAGGTCGAGGCCGCCGCGCTGGAGGTCAGCAGGCCGAGGGCCGAGAACGTCTTGTTCTTCCAGAGGTCGGTCGAGGACTCGTAGGCCAGCAGGTCGTTATTCGCCAGCGTGCCGAGGGCCACGTCGTGGATTTCTCCCAGCTCATAACCGTTCTGGACAGCGACGAGAATGACGCCCTGAGTCGGGTGAGCGCGGACGCAGATGCCGACGTAGACGAGGTGCTGGGGGGCGGTCGGTTTGGTCGTCGTGTAGGCACCGGCCACCGTGGGGGACAGGTACAGCTGAGCGCCTTCGGTCAGAGCTGACGTGTCGAGGTTCTCGACTTCGCCGCGGACGATGACGTAGCCTAAGCCGTTGTTCGCGATGGCGGTCTTCGTAAAGCCCATCGTCTGGGCGGAGTTCGCGTCGTTGTTAGCCTGGGACAGCGTGATCAGGGGACGGTTGCCCGTGGCTCCGCTGATGTAGACGATGGAGCCCGCAGGGATAGAAGCACCCGACTGGTTGCGGACGTAGACCTCGAGGTTGCGGGCGTTGGCCGTGCCGCCAAGAAGGCCAGCCTGGACGAAGGCCGTGGTGGCGATGGAGGTATCGTTATCGCCGAAGGTCGGGGTCGGGGCGGTGGGGTTGCCCGTGAAGACTGGGCTGGCAATCGGGGCGTACCCAGTAAGCGCCGCGCTGGTGATGTAGCCCTGCGAGGTCACCCACGACTCCGTAGCGTATCCTGATAGGCTGGCTGCCGTCAGGAAGCCCGATGGGTTACCCGAGAGGGGGTAGAAACCAGCGGTGACCCAAGACTCGGTGGCCAAGCCCGAGAGGTTAAGCGTCACCCAGTCCGTTGCGTAATCGACCCCAGATACTTTCTGGAGGTACTGACCTGAGCTGCCGCCAGCAGGTACGCCCTGCCCGGCCGCGCCCGCAGGCCCGGGGACGCCGACCGAACCGTCCAGCGTGCCCGCCACGATGCCCGTGACGGTCCCCGAGATGGTGGACTGGTCAGCGGAAAATACCCCCGAGATGGTCCCAAAGGTCGAAGCCGTCGAGGTGATCGTCGCGTCAGGCATGGCTTAGACGGTGACGGAGTCGATAACCTGCACGCGGAACACCTCGGTGCGGGAGATGCCGCCGCCAGGGAAGACGAACTTGATATCCCATCGGCCTAGGCCCAAGGCCCAGTCAGCGGTTGAGCCCGGGTAGGCCACCGTAAACGACAGGCCGTCCAGCGCCTTGGTAATCGTCAGCTCGTAGAGGTTGCCGCACTTGTCCTCCACAGTCGAGGTCAGGGTCGTGGTCAGCAGGTTGGCAGGGCCGGTAGCGCCAGGGGTCCAGACGAAGGTGCAGGCGAACGTGTTGCCCTGCGATAGCGTGACGGTGTCAGACATGGCTACTTATTGTGCAAATGGTAGGGTTTACCCCGGGCAGGGTCAGGACACGTTCTCGAACCATTCGAAGTCCGTGACCGGGCTCGTGCCGTCTAATCCTGCGGTCTGACCTGTATCAAACGCATCGATGATCAGGATGAAGGCGCTGGTGCTGGTCTGCACGGTATTGCCCACCATGTCCTCGGGGTATGGTTCGACGAAGCCGCCGGCAATGAAGTAGTCCTCGATTGGCGCGGTATTCTCAGAGAAGTTAATCTCTGGACCGCCCTGGACCACGTTGCCGCGGATAAAGCCGTTGCCCTCGATGGTCTTTATGAAGTAAGCCCCGGCAGGATACTCCGTGTTATTATCCGCTATGACAGGAGTGACAGGGGTGGCGTCTACATTGGTCACCACTCGGCGCGTGGATACCCATGTCCGGGTCTCGCTGTCTACTCCGATGATGTAGCCCATCAGATGCGGGCGTAGTAGTACTTAGCCGTGGTCGTACCTAGCTTGATGCGGTCAGCCCAGAGCGAGCCGTTAACGAACTGCGTCACTGTGAAAACAGTCGGGGCGGAGATGCTGTCCACGGCGATGCTGCCGATTTTGAGATAACTGAATATGTCAGTGTCAGGCGTGCTCTCGCCATTATATCCTCCGACCGCAGGGTATCGTTCGCTGCTTACGTCATTGAATGGATAGTCGAAGGGTGCAGATGGCTTAGGGCCAGCGCGCAGGTAGATGTAAGAAGTCTTGGTCGTCCCGTTGTATTGTGCCGGATCTAGCTGAGCGGTGGGAGGATTAGGAACGCCAGCGGTAACGCGGTCGAGCTTGACCGTCGTTCCGCTGGCGTGGTCATCCAGGACTGGGACAAGGTTGTTGAGCGTGCCAGACTGCACCTGATAGCGAACGACCTGAGAGCCTCCTGACGTCACGATCTGGACGTTCACAATCTTGAACGGGTGGCCGGGCTCTTCCGTCGTGGCATAGGTCGTCCAAGGCGCCCAGGGCTTTTCGATGTTAAGGTTGGACCCTTGGCTTGACGCGGTGAACGTGTAACCGACTCCTGGCTGGATGCTCATGTGCCCTTAGATGTTTGCGTAGACGTTGGGAGGCCAGCCGTCCTTGGAATATCGGATTTCGTACATGACTTTGTAGAGCGATCCGTATTCCTCGACGTTGATTTGAGACAGCAGGTTGCGCTTACCAAAGTCACCAGATCCAGTCGGAGCCCATGCGGGAAGCAGCTGGAAGATACCCCAAGAGTTAGTGGCCGTAGCGCTCGCAAGCAGGCCGTAAAGAGCCTGCACGTCAGAAATTGAAGTCGTGTACATGACGCCCGAGTAGGTGGTCGTGCGGGCGAGATACTGGGTCTTTCCGTAGAGCTCAGGGACGGACGGATCTACGAAGCCGATAAAGCGGCCACCCATGCCGGTCTCGAAGCACGCTCCGTTGTAACCTTCGGAGGATGGGACTGCGACGGGCTTACCGAAGTTAGGACCAGGGGCGGCACTGATGACCGTCACAGGAGGCCCGAGGGTCGAGTCGTCGTACGCGCCGCCGAAGTCGGAAGGCAGGCCAGCCAGAGGGCCACCAGTGAAACCTCCAGAAGACTCGAAGAAGTTCGGGTGGCTCGTGATGTTCTCGGCGGTGAGGCCGTTGGCCGAAGAAGTATTCGCCCGGGTACGGACGCCACTGTTTACAGTCGGGTCGATGCCGACGTAGTCAACCTTCAGGGTAGCAACCCCGAGGTTGTCCCAAGAGATGCTGCCCTTGTGAGACTTGCAGTAAGTGTAGCCACCAGCAGGAAACGCGGTGCCACGCACGAACGGCGCGAACGCTCCGGTGTTTTGGTCGGACTTGAAAGTCGCGTTGATGACGATCAGGCCGAAGCCGTCCGAGGTGGTCGTCCATCCAGGCTGAAGGATGTCAGCGGTTAGTGCGTTGCCTTTTTCGATGCGTGCCATGTCGGTAAATTACATCTGGCTTCCGTAGCCGTCAATCTGCGGGTTGGCTGTAGCCTGCTTGGTGAAGTCGGGCGGGGTGTAACTGCCACCCATTGCGATTTGCTGGAGCAGGGCTGTGTGCTTGCGCTGCTCGTCGAGCTGAGCGGTGACGGCGGCAAGGACCGGGTTGGCTCCCACTCCGACGACATTGGAGAATCCTTCGGCGCCTGCCATGGCTCCCTTGCCTTGGACATCGAGCGCCTTCTGGGCGTCAGACTTGGTTTCGGCTGCCTGCTTGGCGGCGGCGGCCTCAGCGGCGGCCTTCTGCTTGGCGACCATCTCTGGCTCAACGGCGACGCGAGCAGCCGAACGGCTCTCGAGTACCTTCTGCATCTCTTCGTCCTTAGAGTAGTCGTTGACGCCAAAGAACATTGCACCGGCTTTTAGATTTCGACGGAGATAGTCCAAAGGACCTGTAGACTCTTTGAGGTACTGGACCATGGCCGCATCGGCTTCTCCTCCGAATCCAAGCACTCCGCCCTCTTTGCCCTGCTCTTCGGCTAGAGCCTGTGCCGCCAGCTTGGCGTTCTGACGATCTAGGGCGTCCTGACGACGGCGGGCCGCTTCCTGAGCGGAGCCGACCGTGCCCTCGCGCATATACTTGTTTCCGCCACCTTCGGCCACGGCCTTGGCGTCCTGCACCGCTTGCCGGTTCTTTTCGATGGCCGCAGAGATGGAACTCATGGCCGCGTTAAGCAGGACCATCGGGGCCGCGAAGGAAAGGAACAGGTCCTTGCCGAAGGACTTGAAGCGGTTCTCGATGCCCTCCATGTTCTTCTCGAGGGTGCTGATGGACTTCTTGACCTTCTCAGTCACCTGCTCGGCGTTGGTATCACCGTTGATGCTGAACTTGATGACGTTGCTCATGCTTCGGTCTTTTCGAGTGTTTCGATTAGTTCTTCGTCCTCAGAGGTGAGGACCTTAAGTTCGGCTCCCTTGCTGATCGCAAAGGTGGAGTTGAGCCAGATGGCTTGGCACTCCGGCATCGTCCACGCGCGCTCCTCTGGGATACCGTTGGAAATGAGGGAGGCTACCACTGTCAGGACCCAAGGGGTCCCGCTGGTCTCAGATGCCTTGGCCTTCTTCTCCCAGAACTTTGGCCACGCCTCAATCAGGACGAACTTCGAAAAGCGGTCAATCTGCTCGACGAAGTAATCCTCGTTTGAGGTCATCTTCCCGAGATACCAGGAGTCCTTCAAAGTCAGCTTGTCGAGGCGTTCGCCTGAGCAAATCTTGACGGCCACCAGCAGATCGAGCGGACGGATGCCTGCGCCAGAACGGAGGAGGGGGCTTTCGGCTGCTTCCAGCTGCACGCGGTGAAGCAGGCAGAACGGGGAAACAAAACGGCCCAGGAGTTTGGTAAGCCCTGGGTCCGTGAAAGCGGATGTGAACCGCTTATCCATGCGGTTAAGCGATGACGACGCCTTCGTAGCCTACGGCAGTCACGGTGACTGCGGAATAGCCACGGTTCGAGCCCTTGTCGGAAACCTTGGTAACCCAGCCAGAAAAAGCCGTAGAAGCCGCGCCGCTGGTGTAAGCGGAAGCGGTGTTGACCGTCAGCGTGAAGTTGGCGCCAAGCTGAGGAATCGCCGTCGTTTTCGCGATAATCTCGACGCTCACCTGGCAGCGTCTGTCGTCGCCGCGCCATGCGACGGTCTTTCCGGTCTCATCGACGATAGTCGCTTCGGACGTGAACTCGCCGTCGTTGGTGTAGGACTGGACGACCGCGTTGGACACGGTTGCGCCCGTCAGGCCATAAATTGCGGTTACCCCTTTGACGATTGCAGCCATATACTATTGCGGATAAGGTAAGGTTAGCCCTCGGGGTTCACGACCACCAGAATGTCGTAGACTAGGACCGATGCCCAGGAGCGCTCGTTGACCCCCTCATCCTCGGACAGAGGGGTGATGTCGTAGCAGTGGGCGTCGGCCTGCAATGTGAACACCGCCTGCAGCGCTTCGAGGTCCTGCATGGCCCCGGCGATGGCAGCCATCCGGGCACGGTGATCCGTGAGGGTCACGTCGTCGGCAGAGTCCAGAAGGGTGACGCGGACGGTGCATGAGTAGTTGCCGAGGCCGTCCGGGAAGTCGTTAGGTAGGCGGGCGGAGTCGCAGAGCACGATGGCCTTGGGGAGCTCGTTCGTGTCGGCGCTGTCGCCCTTGTAGATGTTGACCCCGGTCAGTTCGACCTGGGCGGTGAGGTGGGAGGCCACGGCGGCTTCCACGATATGGCGGGCGGATTTGGTTCCCATAGAGTTATTTGGTCTTACGAGCGTTAGCCTGAGCCAACGTCTTCTCAAGCCTTGCGAGCACGGCGGCACGCATTTGTTTGACGCGGTTGCCGTAGACTAGGTTCTCGGTCCCGGCTTCTCCTGCCACGTTGTTGATGTTCCCGATCAGGTTCATCACGGTCATGGATACGAAGCCCGGGCTACGGCTGGCGCTGAACACGCCCTGGGCTGAGCGCTTGTTTGCGTCCACCCAAGGAGCGTCATAGGCGCCGAAGTTACGCTCGACGCCCTTCTTGGTCACGGGCTTGGGGACCTGCGCTAGGACAGCCGCCCAGCCGGACTTGACGCGTCCGACCTTGGCCTGACGTTCGGCTATGTAGGCTTGGAGTTGTTGGACTGAGCCGACCATATACTGCGGTCCGCCAACGGGCTGGTTGCGCTTCCAGCGTCCGTTCACGGCGTTCTTGTATTTGTCGTGGATGCCTCGCAGGTCGTTGGTCTGGCCTTCAATCGGCCTGATTTGCCCGAAGATGTTCGCCTTGTTCAGGTAGTTCTTGGCCTTCTTGAATGAGCGCTCCCAGCTGGTGTCTTCCAGAATCTTACGCATGACCGGGGAGATGCCGCGTGCCTTGCCTGAATCGAAGTTGCCGTAGATTTCCATGAACGCCTGTCGGTCGTCGCCTCTGACAGAGTTGATGACGCGGCGCAGCAGGACGGGCATCCCCTTCTTGGGGCTGTCCGCAGGAATGAAGATGCGTTTGATGTCCTTGGCCGTCTTACCCATGCCGGCCTTGTGGGCGGCGGCGCTCAGGCCACGGCCCCCGCCCTTGGGCATCGGCGGGGTGAAGGTCATGGCGTCGCGGCACATCAGCCTGATCTGCTCGCGGGTTGTCATCTCCATGTCGGCCTTCACCTCTTCGGCAAAGTGCCTCAGCGCCGCGTTGAAATCCGCGAGGCTGGCTGGTTCGATGGCCGTCTGCTTGGCCATTACTGGTTGTCGTCGATGCAGGTGAGCTCGATGACGGCGCTGGCCTGCTTGTAGGACTGGCCTTTGACCCGGAGGACCTGCCCGTTGACCGTCAGTTTCTTGCCCGGGGCTAGTGTGGCCATAGGGACGCCCGAGACGATGGTGGCTACCTGACCTCCCACCCGGCCATCAGAAGCCGTCCAAGGGGCCGTAGCGGCGGCAAAACGCACCGTCCACATCTTCTCCTCGGTGAAGCCCCCCGCGTCGAACTTGGGGGTGTTCATCGGGGAGGACAGGCCAACGAGGAAAAGGTTGGCCCCGACCGTAGCCGGGACGCCGATGTCAGCCAGGAGCAATTGATAGTCTGCGAGAAAGGTTCCGTATAGGGACATGAGAGGGTGGGTAGGGATTTAGGGATACAAAAAAGCCCCCATCGCTGGGGGCTGTTTCAGGACTCAGCCCCGATTAGGGGTTGTAGACCGAGGCGAGCGTACCAGTCGTGATCGCCTTGTTCGCGCCGAACATCAGTTCCATGGAACCGACGAGGTTACGGGTGCTCTTGTCAGCCCAGACGTTGTAGTAGACCGAGATGCCGAGACCTTCGATCGGAACCACTTCGCGGACGAGGAAGTCGTTGCCGACAGCGTCGAGGTCCGGGGCGGCGGCGGCCATCGCCAGGGCTTCGCTGGAAACCGCGAAACCAGCCAGTTTCGCTTCGGACGGGAAGAGGGAAGCGTAGAACACGCCACCATCGAAACCGTAAGCACCAGCGGAGAGCGGGAGGGAGGTCGTGCTGGTCGGGATGAGCTGGGAGTAGATGCCCGGGTTCACGATGAGGGTCTTGCGACCGGCCTTCGAGACGCCAGCCCAGAGAGCCTTCAGCTGAGCAGAGCCAGGGGTAACAGCCGAGTCAGCGGCGGTGACCGTGGCGGCGCCGAAGTTGGCGACGGTGATCGGAGCGGTAGCGGCGGCCCAGATGGAGTCGGCCAGCTTGTCCATGTTGATCTTCAGAATCTTCTCGAGCTTGATGCCGTTCTGGATGTCGGCGTAGGAGAGGCCGAAGGGCTGGTAGAGGTGGTTCAGCGAGACGGCGGTGGCACCGAGGGTGCTGTCGCCGATGACGTTGAACGCGGTCGGGTTGGTCAGCGTGGTGCTGCCAGCGGTGGAGAGAGCCACCTGGACGACGTCCTTCGGGCGCTTCACGTCAGCCGAGAAGTCGGAGGCGAAGTTACCGAGGGCCGCGAGGCGGTTCGAGAGGGAGGTGAGGCTGAGCTCGGCGACGGTATCGACGATCAGAGCGCTGTTGATGGTGTTAGGCATGGGTAGCTAGTAGGTTGAAGTGAGGGGAAATTATTTGGAGAAGAGGACGGCCTTGTGCTTCTTGAGGAAGGCACGGCGCTCAGGACCGGCAGGCATCGCGGCGTACTGCTCGGCGATGGAGCCGACGGCAGCGGCTGCGACCGGGGCGGCGACAGGCTCGACACCAGAGGCGGCGAGGATGTTGGCGGCTTCGGCAGAGGCGGTGGCCTTGGAGGCTTCGAGCTCGGCGACCTTGGCGTTGGCCTCGGCGAGAGCGGCTTCCAGTTCCTGAACCTTCTGAGCCTGGGCGGCGGCCTCGACCTTAGCCTGGTCAAGTTCGGCAGACACGTTGACCACGGAGGCTTCGACCGTCTTGCGGAGATCGTCGCGTTCAGCGGTGAGGGAGACGACAGCGGCCTCGGCGGCCTTGAAGCGTTCTTCGATGGTCATATACTATTGCGTAGGGGGTAAGGTTAAGCGGACTGCTCGAACGCGGCCAGGGCTTCGGCAAAGGACGTAGCCAAGCCGGTGATGAGGTTCTTGGCGGCGGCTTCTCGGCCCGTGAAAATCTGGCCTTCCATATCGGCGCGGTTGGCGAGCGAGCGCTTGCGGAGGACGGTCTGCTTGAACTCTTCGTGCATGGCCTCGACGGCCTTCTGCTCGAGGTCGCGCATCTCTTCCGTGTAGCCTTCGCCGGCGATGTTCGGGGCCTTGTATTTGCCCGCACGGAACACCTCGACCTTCAGGCCCATGTTCTTGAACGCCTCGTCGTAGGACTCGTCCACGCTGATCACGCCAATCGAGCCCACCATAGCGGAGGGGCTGGCCAGAACGTAGTCGGCCTGAGAGCCGGTGTAGTACGCCCCGGAGGCCATCAGCTTCTTGGCGTAGGACATGGTCGGCAGCGGGATGCTGGCAATCTTGTCGGCGAGTTCGGGCGTGCCGACGACAGTCCCACCAGGGGAATCAATCTCGAAGGCGATGCGCTGGACGGCAGGATTGGCGAGTGCTTCGTCAATCTGGTCGCTTACCTCGGTCATGTCCATGGCCCCCGTGAGTTTCTCGAACTTGGTCAGGCCGACACCCAGAAAGCCCTGGAGCGGGATGACCGCCGTGCCGCCCTGCGTGACGTAGGGCTTGGCGACAGGGTTGAAGAACATATCCAGCACGCTGTCCACGACGCCGTACTTCTCGGCGTACTTCATGTGGTTCGCGGCCTTGATAGGGTCGCATAGCAGGGGCTCGCGCCCGGACAGTCCGTTGATTAAGCACTTCATGGATTAGAGGGTTCTGGGGGAGGAGGGAGGTCGAGGTTGTCGGCGACCGCGTCAGGCGTCTGGCTCGAAGCCTGACCCTGCTGCAGCCAGTTGAAGGCCGACTGGTAAAGCATCCAAAGCGGGAGGTTCCGCTCCTTGGACTTCTGCACGAGCTTCTCCATCTCGACGGCGCGCTGCTCGAGCACTTCGTCGTAGGTCATGCCCTTCTTGCCGAGGATGGCCTGCGCCGTGGTCAGACCCATCTGCAGGTCGGCACGGTCTTGCGAGGCTTCGCGGCCAGCGTCCACGGTAATGTCGCGGGGCGTGATCCATGACTTGCGGTTGAAGTCCGGGTCGTCGGGCAACTTGCCCTTGGCGATGGCGTCGGCGATGACGTAGTCGTAGATACGGTCGAGGCTGTCGATGATGATGCTCTGCCACTTGCCAGCCCATCGTGACACGCGGCCAGCGACTAGGCGGACCGAGGAACCGCCGAGGGCTCCGGGCGTGACCTGGTATTCGTAGGGGAGCAGGCGGACGATGTCGCGCTCGATGGCGGTCATCATCCCGATCCACGCTTGAGAGGGGCGGGTCTGGGTCAGCTGAGAGAGGTCCTCGTTGGTATCGACCACCAGCATCTTGCCGCCCATCTGGCTGGCCATCTTCTCGCAGGAATTGTAATCACCGGAGAACTTGGAGGCCGGGTCATCTTGCAACACCCCGCCCTGCTTTTTGAGGATTAAAGTATGGTCCGCTGAATCGCGGGCCGCTCGGACCTCGAGGGAGAAGACCTCCAGGTGATCGCGGACCGAGTTCAGGCTAGACTGCAAAACTGGATAACCTCGCACCGCAGACGGGCGCTCGAACTCCATGACCTGAAGCATTGACTGGGCTGGGACGTATCGGTCCTTCTTGTCGCCGTCAGTGTAGACATTCCAGCCGGTGATTTCGCCATACGTGCCGAGGTAAGCCCCGTCCACGTTGCTGGTGTCGAACTTGTCGGACGGAGTACCCACCCTATGACTCTCGAGGATTTGCACCTTCGGGACGCCGGTCTTCGGGTCGTTGGTCAGGATGCCGAAACTATCGCCATCGACCAAAGCCCCGGACATCCACATGGCCTGCAGTTGCCCCAGGTTGTAGCGTCCGGTCAGGTCGCAACGGGTGGACCAGTCGCGGAAATAGTTCTGATGCGCCACGGCCACGGCAGGGTCTCTGGCGTTGGACTGTGCCACAAGGCCGTCACCGATGGAGACCAGCACGGCCTCGTCGATGCACTGCTTGTAGATCGGGCTGTTGCGGACGGCCCAGCGGGACGTGCCGACCATCGTCAGGCGCGTGCCGGACGTGACCTCCTTACGCTGGTCGGTGACCGCACCGATGAACAGCATACGCCGAGCACCCGAGTCGGTCGTGCTGGCGAACTGAGAATACGAGGCGGACGGCCCCTTCTTCTCGGTCTTTGTCTTGGGCGTGGTCTTCTTTCGCATCAGAGGTCAACCCGCATATCCCAGTTCTTCTGCACGGAGGTATGAGCACCGCCATAGCGCTTACTGTCGATACGCGATAGGGCGTAGTTAATCTCCTGGATACGCTGGGCGGGGGGTAGCCCGAACTGCTTGTTGACGCTCGTGCCGGAGTCCGAGTAGGACGTCACGGCTTTCCCAAGGTCGCCCAATGCCTCTTGCTTGTATTGCAGGAGGACGTCTTCGGGAACGCCTACGTAGATGCCGAGCATATACTTATTGCGGGGCGGGTAAGGTTTGCACCTCGTCTCGTCCGATGAGACCCCAGCGAGCCGCGATGAGCATCCCGAGAAGCTCGCAGTCCAAGCCGTGGTTGTGCTTCACGCCCTGGCGCAACCGCCAGATTGCCTTGCCGCCCGGCTCCCTTACGCGGGTCTCGCTGTTAAGTTGTTCCACGTAGGCAGGGTCGGCATCACGGGCAAACGTGAAGACCTTCCTCGCTTTCTGGCCGTGGAATAAATCCTTGCCTGAGAGATTCGACCAGACCACCAGAGCCGTAGGCGTACGGACGCCCGGTACATGGATCGCGGTCGGCGTCGCGTAGAACCGCCGGACGGTCTCGCCCGACTTCGTCTTGACGTTGAAGTACTCCTGGCCTGAACCCTTGGCACAGTACCAGCCACGGACGGCGCACTGCTTGTAGACCTCCTGCGTGGAGTTGCCGTCGCCAGAGTCTACCATGACGAGCTGAGGGTGGACGCCGTGCTTGGCCGCCAGAGCGTCGAGGCCCGACCAATCCGTCAGCCCGTCCGTGCTCTGCACCTTGCCGAAGTGCACCAGACGGCTGTGGCCCGTTCGTGCCCACTGCCTGACCACCGTCCAGAAGTGGTCGCCCTGACAGTCCACGGAAAGCGTCTGGAACTTGACCGAGCCTTCAGGTGCTCCGGCCATGTCCACGATCTGACCGCGCGGACCGATGGCGGCCACCGCGTCCCAAGGGTCGGCCATCGCATAGTCCGAGGACTCGGTCGAGACGACGAGGCTCCCGGTGTCATCACTCCAAGGGAGAGCCAAGAACTGCTGCTTGAATACCTGCCTAGGAATATTGTCGCCCATCTCTGCCGACTCCTTCGCTTTGATCATGTCCACCGCGAGCGAGCCCCAGCTCGTAGACGCGAGAGCGTTGACGTGCAGTCCGACGTAACCTGCCTTCTCTGCCTTTGACGTGGCCTCGAACCCGGCGCCGCGCTCGACCTCGTTGCAGACCGTCCGCACCTCGTCGTTGTCCTCCATGCGGTGACGGCACTTCGAGCACTCGTAGGTCGTGCCCTGTTGCACGGCCTCAAGGTCCCAGCCGTCTATCATCTTCGCGCCTTCTGGGAAGCGAACGTAGTCCCACAGCCAGGGCTGTCGATGGTTGCACGACGGACACACGAACATCCACTCCCGCTGGTCGGTCATCAGGTAATACTTCCAGAACTCCGCACCCTGTCCCTCGACGTTCCCTGGCTGGCTCTCGTAGATCGCCTTGCTCGCGAACGCCGCAGCCTTCAGTCGGCTCATGCTCATGGCCAGCGCACCGTTCGGCCACTGCCAGCACTCAGAGCCCAAGACGTAGCGGACGTGCAGGGACTGCAGGTGCTTCTCCGTAGAGGCCGATCGGTTGTGAATCAGCGAGCCGTCCGCGAACCGAAGCGTGCCCGACTTGTCGTTGTCCTCACCGGACATCTGGCCTCGGATATCCGACACCTGGTCGAACAGCGGCCTGAGCTCGTTAAGCGTGAACGCCTTCGCCTTGTCCTGCGAGTCGAGGAAGATGGCCATCGACGCACGGCGGTTTGCCATCAGGTAAGTCGCGTTCAGTTTCAAGGTCAGCGTCTTCCCGCAGCCGATTGCCCAGGGCATGAACAGGCGCGACGTCGTCGGCGCATTGAAGATGCGGACAGCCTCACCGATCCACGGCCAACGCTTCGGGTTGTACCCGCCGTCGAACACGCCCGCCGGAATCTTCTTCACGTTCTCCTTCAGGTAAGCGACAGGGTCGCTCAAGGCTGACGGCCTGACCACGGCCAAGCCCTCCTCGAAGAGCTCGTCGGCGTTCACGGCTTCGGCTCCTCCAGCGAACCCGAAACACGGGCGACTTTCTCCCGCGTCTCACGCGCCCATTCCGTCAGCACACCGATGGCCTTCACCGGGTCCTTGGGGTTTGCGTTCTCACCGCACTCCGAGCCCAGCGCGTCCAGCCGTTCGACGATCAGGCCAGCCAGACGGAGCATCGCCTCACGGGCTTCGCTTGCTCGGATATGCTCGCGAGCAAACACCGACCGACGCTCGGCCTCTTCCCGAAGGGCGACCGATTGCTTCAGGCTCTGGTTGTACGTGACTTGGTAGCGCCCAGCCTCGGCATCACCGGCACGCAACATCCGCTCGTACTTCTCACGGGCGAGCACGACCAGGCGCTCGTGCTTCTCGATCGTCTGCTCGAAGCTCGAGT